ATAACCTGTGAGAACATTTGTATTGCATAATTAACATACGTAAAGTTTGAACCCATATTAATCAATTCTATTGCTTTGGAAATTACTTCCACTGAATCACAAGAATAACCTGCATCGGAAGGAGTAAAACTCAAGCTATAAAATTTTGTATGTAGAGGGAGGAATTTCTTGTCCAGATAAAATATTGACAAAAATTCAAACATATGATAACCCATCATCGACTTCTTTGTTGACAGTTTAAGACCACTTTTATACATCATCTTTTGGAGGCAGTCCATGATGAATTTAAGTTTATTAATAGTAAGGTCATTACCAACCATGACTAAAAAGGCATCATCTGAATGTGCACCAGTAACCATCTTCATAGATTGATTGTATACATTGCTAAATTGTGTCTCAATCCTGCGTTGTGCATCCATTTGAACATATGCATGATAGAATGATGAGTAATAATTCAACATCCCCATGACAAAGGAAAATGGCATCATGTAATAATAAAAACCATTTTCATCTTTGTAAAAGGCAGATGACTCAACCTCAGTAATAATAACTTTTTTATTCTTAATAATTTCTTCTTTTTGAGCATCTGTAAGCCCAGGGTAATTAATATCTCTGATAACCTTCTTGTGTAACCGTTGTGTTAAATATACTCTCTTTGTATATAATTTCATCATTAAAGACATAATGAAATAATAAGCAGGAGGTGGTAATGAATTTTTAAGTCCCATTAAAAATATCACTAATGTATTAATGTTCCAGCCTGGTGCCCATTTCGAACAGTCTAAAGGTGCATATGCAGTATCTGTTACATTTGCGTCTTCATCAGGACCTCTCTCAAAAACTCTCCCATGTATCACAGAAGCACGTTTATCAGAAGGCTTAGATATATATTCATGATCAACATGTTTACACATATTCTTGAAAAATCTATCACTGACATTTTGAATAAGTTTAGTTGCTACATCCATATTATACACAGGTCTATTGCTTCCTCGTTGCACCTTGTCAACAACATGGAACACAAATACTCTATCATAAAATTTAAGCTTGACATACATTTCTAATGGTCTAATTGAGAATTTTTGTTCTGCCAATTTCCTCTTCTTCTGATTAAACATATCTACATCAAAAAAATCAGAAATTTCCTTATCATCTGGTGTTGCCTCATAAGATTCAATCAGTTTGAAAAATACTTCAGGTGCCTTTTTATGGAAAAACGTGTCCTTATCGATTCCTCTTAAACCAGCAGAGCCAATTAAATCTGTGATAGGTATATTTTGTGCTTTATCCCAATCAGCACGGATTCCATGCCTTCCAACTTTAGATACAACATCAGCAGCTCCTAACTTGCCCAGGTTTAAAACATAGCCTGCATCATAATTAAACAAACCACCTTTTAATCTGTTCATATCATATAACTCTTCAGGGGTGTATGTGTTAAGCTTATCCCTTGTAACACCAATATTATGTTGACTATTAACATCATTAATCCAGCCATTAATGAGCTCTTCGATCTCTGCCTGATTTTTCTGTTGTTCTAGCATTTGAGTATAATTACCTTTGGACATCTGGAAAGTGGCATACATCATACAGACTAATTCAATCTTAGTTTTACAGTTTTCCTTAACAACATAATTACTAAACCCAACTTTTTTAATCATATCTTCCATGTCAGCTTTTGAGTTTCGCTTTACGGGTGCTATTTCATTTGTCAAATTAACAATACTAATATAATACTCCTTAAATCCTTTAAAAATATTATTAATTATTCCTGCCACTAAAGGACGAGAAGTTTGCTCCATTAAATCCTTTAATAAAGTATCAAAATTAGCGATCGGGCAGATTGGCATTTGAGTTAGATACCTCAGATTGTGCAATATCCTCTCCATCTGTCTTACATTACATAACGCCAGCATCCCTGGAAAGAATAAAGTTTTCCTCTTAACAAGATTAAATTTATAACCATCTCTAGGATTAGGTGCATCAATTAATGCTCTTTCATTAATAAATTCAGTATGTAGTACTGTTAGGTTGGTCATTACTTTATTAGATAGACCCATACCATCATGCAAGAGAACCTCTGACATAATGGACCAATCAGTATAGTAATATGTAATTCCTTCATAATTAATGAAATTACTCCTACCATGATAATTAACCTTATCCAACATCTTCATAAAATCAACAGTTACAGGTATGAGTAATTTGTAATTGCGAGAGTTTCTAGTACTAGTAATTTTCTTGCCACCCCTAACAAACATGAGAACATTTCTGAAACCTAAATTTTCAACTACAAATTCATTACCTTTCATATTAGTTTGTGAGTGGTAAAATAAAGATCTGCAAGTCCTTTCTACAAATGCTGACATTTGAACCAGGTTTGTCTTCAGTACCATATTATGTACTGGAGATACATCATCTAATAATTTTTGTACTTCAGGTTGATTATTATTGGTTATATCTAAAAATGTTTTTAAGATAACGGATGAATCTTGCATTAAGTATTCCAAAAATTCATTTAGGACTTCACTATACCTGTCCATATGGTTAATATCAACAGATTCAATTCTCTTAGTAACTCTTTTACGATCAGTCCAATGAATATATTCCTCTTTAAGCTCTTTCATCTTATCCTTACTAACTCTAATAACTCGATCTGAGTGAGTCGCTTTTACAGTATCTTTAACAGTCTTCTGATAAGTCCTCTGGTCAGCATTTAATTTATCAAATTCATGAACTAGTTCAGATACTTTTGATTTATCACCCTTAAAATTAACCATATCCTCAACAGCCATAAATACTGCATCATCTATCTTATCATCTTTAACCTGACGACGGTAATGTTTAAAATCCCTAATCAATTTATTATAAAGAAGCTGATCATCAATCTCTGAATTCAACTTTGTTCGTAGGTCCCTGAACCTATTTGTCAGAGCAATTCTATCTGCAATGAGTTCAGGAGGAATTACCAATTTTTTAGCAAATTTCCCAGAACAATATTGACGATAAATATCTTGTGTAACTGAGCCCATATTGATCAAATAAGGTAGTATATCTTCAGAAAATGGTTTATCACCTGGAATTAGTAAACTAGGATCTGGGAATTGGTACACACTAAGACCTTTAACATTATGGGTCATAATTGTTGAGTCATTCAATTTACTAAATTCAATCTGTGCTTTTGATATTCCTATGTTAACTATGTCTGGTGTCATAGTATGATCAGATAAATAGTCATTTTTATACACTTCGAAAGGTTTCTTATGCTTTTCAATCATTTCTACAGTAACATCTTCATCAACAAATTTATCATCTACAATTTCATAAGTAATTTCTTCAGTTAATGGTAAAAAAGAACCCATCTCTGCTGAACGACTACAACCAATTTTAAAGGCAGGACATTCATCTAAAACCAGTGGGTTAATATTCTCAAAATGTATCACTGCACCAGTGACATCTGTTAATTTTTTATTATTCAAATAGCAGACATCAATAAGCCTAACATAAGAGCATAAGGTAACATCCCTTTTTAACACTCTTGGAAATAAGCCTTTAGAATCAGGAGCAAGTTTTATATACATCTTCTTCTTTTTATCATAAATTTCCAGGATATACCTAGTATCTTCTTCAATGTCATCTCTAGACAATTGTTTTAAAATATTAGAATGGTTCTCTTTAATAAACTTAAGGACATCTGTAGGCACCCTAACTGGAATTTTTCGTATTTCAGTAGTTGATTGATACCTAAATCCTTCTTTTTGCATAACATGTTTTTCAAATGCATCAACTACATCTCTAATCTCTTGGGGCACATTCAGATCTTCAAAGAATGTCTGTGTGAATATTTCTGAAGCCATACCTCCAAGCTTGGATTCTGCAACAAATTCCTTGAAATCATCTTCAGGATATCTAAAATCAAGAATATGGGCTAAATTATGCATAGAGGTTTGATTATTTTGAGTAGTAAGTTTCAGTAATCCATATTCAATGCCAAATTTAGTTGAATTCAAGATATCAGAATACTTACCACTTTCAGCATCTCCTTTAGTATAACTGATTTTCTCCTCACTTGATGAAATACCTGCCTCAATGACCACAATGTGCCCTAACTTCTGTGCCGACACATATACAAAATCTGGAGTAGCATTCCTATAAATATCAGAAACCCCTAATAAATTCGATTGCCTATTAATCCCGCTTCTAGTATCTGCCAAATTTTCCGATTCAGGGAATTTTGATCTGCCCCTCTGACAGAAATATTCTAAAAATATGTCATGTCTTAGTTCAAAAATGATCTTAGATAATTCCTTCAATGCAATATCATCTTTAGAGGTAAACCTTGCAATATCTGAATGTGTCAAATTATTAAAATAATGCTTAAGTTGTTGATAAAGTAATCGCATACACTTTAACCTTGAATGCGAATAACCTTTCTTAAATAATTTGTAACATTCTTTCGTAGCTGACAATATTTGGTGGAGACTTTGACTAGAACCACAAATATTAGAATTGAAATTGACACAGCAATGTTCGGTATATAAATTTTTAATGCATAAATTATCTCTGCTTAGATAAAAGTTGTTGATAATGACAGGCAGTAGATACATGTTTCCAAACTTATCTACATGTGTTCCGTACATTTTGTTGCATGATTTTAAATATCTGTTAATGTAAAACTTCATAATACACCTTTTATCAGTATGAGTTATATCTTCAAGAAATTCAACAAGATCATCAACATTGTTCCAAGGATTCTTATGAGATTGTACTAAAAATGTATTTTTTGCCTCACAGCATTTATCACACGGAGCAAATTCGGCAAACGGCTTGTTAACATATAATTTATA